AAACGCTTGTCAATCGGATACCAGGTTCAAGAGTATGAGGTAGCGGACAAGCCCGGAATGGTGGCCGCAATGGGTGCATACGGTGTGCCCCTCGAGCGTCAGATGGCCGCAATGGCCGCCTTCGATGAGATGGGCCGTGACAAGGTTTATTTGTTGAAGAAACTTAAACTGTACGAGTATTCGCCGGTCACTGTACCGGCAAACGATAACGCAACGATCCTTGACGCAAAGTCGCTTACTGGCCTTGCATTCGCGGATCATTCCCGGGCCGTGCTGACTGCGGTTGAGGGACTCGAGCAACGGATCAAAGAGATAACAGCGATCCGCAAATCACAAGGACGCAAGGCGAACCCATCCCACGGTGAGATGTGCGCAGCAATGGCCGATGACCTGGAAAAGGCTTGTGGCAGGCTGCGCAAAATGGCCGAGGAGATGGTGGACTCATCCGCGCCAATGGATGACACCGCCAAGCGTCTACACGCAGAATTTCTCAAACTTCAGGCAGCCGCACTTGGGGCGGCATAACGAGAGGAAAATATGACAAAGCTACAGGAACTTATTCTGAAAGCTGACACGCTCAGGAACGAGCAGAAGGGCGTGTTTGCACAGTATCCGGACGTTTCCGGAATCCCGGCTGACCAGCTCGAGGGCATCAAGTCGCGTAATGAGCAGATCGCCGCGATTGACGGTGAGGTAAAGCAGTTGGCCGAGATCGAGGCAATGAAGTCGGCGGTGATCACCTACAACCACAACAGCGCGACGGAGACGAAGAGCAATAACACGATCCCTGCGCCATCCATCGAGTTCTCGAGGGTTGCGAAGGTGAAGAACTTCAAAGGCACGGTGGCTGGCAAAGCTGCTGAAGAGCGCGCCTACCGCTTCGGGAAGTGGTTCAAGGGCGCGGTTGTCGGCGACGTTGCCAGTAAGCAGTGGTGTGACACCAACGGCATTCAGACGAAGGCCCTCAACGAGTCCACGAACTATCTCGGTGGCTATCTTGTACCGCCGGAGTTCGCCACTGACATCATTGATCTTCGCGAGCAGTACGGTGTTGCGCGTCAGGTTTCGCGCGTCGTCCCGATGTCCAGTGACACGCTGTCAATTCCGCGCCGTGTGGGTGGGCTGACTGCCTATTTCGTCGGCGAGGCGTCAACCATTACCGACTCCAATAAGAACTGGGATCGCGTCAACCTGGTCGCTAAGAAGATGGCCGCGCTGACTCTCTGGTCGTCTGAACTCAACGAGGACGCGATGATCAGCATCGGTGACGATCTGGCCGGTGAGATCGCCTACGCCTTCTCAAACAAAGAGGATGAGTGCTACTTCAACGGTGACGGAACTTCAACCTATGGCGGCATTACCGGCATCCGGCAGAAGTTGCGCGATGTTGACGGCACTATCGCAAACATCAAGGGGCTTCAGGTCGCCAGCGGTAACGCCTACTCAGAGATCATCTTGAGCGATTTTCACGGCGTCCTCGGTCGTCTCCCACTGTTCGCCCGTGGCGGTGCGCAGTGGATTATGAGCGCGACGTTCTTTGACACGGTTGCCCATAAGTTGCAGACTGCGGCGGGCGGCAATACGCTTGTCGATCTCGCAAATGGCGGTGTCCCACGGTTCCTCGGTTACCCAATTGTTTTGTCGCAGGTGATGCCAACCACTGAAGCCAACAGCCAGATCTGCGCGCTGCTCGGCAACTACCGTCAGGGCACGACATTCGGCGATCGCCGGACGCTGTCACTGGCCCTGTCGTCTGAGTACAAGTTTGCGGAAGACCAGCTCGCGATCCGTGGCACTCAGAGACTTGATATTAACGTCCACGATGTCGGCAGCACGACCGTTGCTGGGCCGATCGTCGGACTTATTACCGCGGCCGCTTAAGGGAGGTGATCCAATATGAAAAATCAAAAGAACCTGATATCAACCGTCTTGATAGCACCGGCGACCATAACGCAGGGTGCGACCGCGACGGCCAACTTTGACTGCAAGGGCCACGGGGATGTGGAGATCGTCGTGTCCCTGGGCGCGCTCGCGGGTGCGGGTACAGCTCCAAGCTCAATCAAAATTTTTGAGTCTGATGACACCGTCGTGACCAACTTCAGCGAGATCACCGCGCTTTCAACGGGCGCGGCTGCGGTCGGCGCGTCGGAGTCGGTGCGGTTTTTTGTTAATCGAAGCAACGGCAATCGCAAGCGGTATCTGCGTTTGGCCGTGACGCCTACATCAGGCAGCACGAACTCCAACATCCCGGTCAGCGCGATTGCCTACGCTGATCGGTCAGGAAGTGATCCAGCGTCCACGTCGGGTTACGGAAGCAACGTGGTCAAGGAGATCTAACGTGAAACTGAATCTTGGCGGAGGCTTACAAAAAATCGCTGGGTTCACCAACATCGACCGTCTGAATGGTCAGGAGGCTTTCCCCCTTCCTGACTTTGCGGACGACTCTGTTGAGGAGGTGCGCGCATCGCACATCCTCGAACATTTCGGCCATCGCGAGGCCGTAGACGTAATCGCGGAATGGGTACGAGTGCTGCAACCTGGTGGCGTGTTAAAAATTGCCGTACCTGATTTTGACTACATTGTTCAGCACAGATCCGACGAGATCCCCATCGAGTCATATCTGATGGGCGGTCAGTCGGACGACAACGACTTTCACAAGAGTCTGTACACGGAACGCAAGCTGCGCGATCTGATGCGGTACTTCGGATTGACTGACATTACGCGCTGGCAGTCTGAGATTGAAGACTGCGCCTCACTGCCAGTAAGCCTCAACCTGCAAGGCAAAAAGCCACTGACGGGCAACCTCGCGCCATCTACACGGGTGGAGGTCAACGCACGTGTCGCGGCCCTGATGTCTGTCCCGCGATTGGGATGGAACGATCATTGGGGCAGTGCCTGGCAGGCTCTCAGAACGCCAGAATTCAACATCCCGCTCTTCAAATTTGGGGGCGCGTTCTGGGAGCAGGGCATCCAGCGCGGATTGTCGGTGCTTGTGGAGAACGGTACAGACTGGGTTATCGCTCTCGACTACGACACGCTTTTCGATGCGGATGATGTGAAGGAGCTTTTGACGCTGGCGGCGCAGTATCCGGAGGCTGACGCGATCGTCCCGGTACAAGTGCGGCGCAACGGTGAGCAGTTTTTGTTCTCAATGAAAGACGCGCATGGCAACATCCGGCGACAGGTGGACATTGACGAGTTCGAGCAGGATCTGACTCCTATTGAAACAGGTCATTTTGGGATGACGCTTATCAAGCTGGCGGCATTGCGTGACGTGCCCAAGCCGTGGCTGTGGAGTCAGCCAAACAGCGAGGGTGATTGGACGGACGAAGGGCCGGATTGCAAGGTCGATGCCGACATCTATTTCTGGAAGAAATTCAAAGCCGCTGGCCATAAGATCTATCAGGCCAACCACATCAAAATAGGCCATATTCAGGTGGTCTCCACGTGGCCCACGAGTGACTGGCAAATCAAACACCAGTACCTGTCAGACTGGACGGAAAAAGGCAAACCGGAGGAATGCAAGTGAAGATCAGGATGTTGAAAGCGTACGGTCTGGCATCGCCGGGCCAGATAATCGATCCGGCTCCAGGTGTGGCTCTGCTACTGATCCAGCGTGGCATTGCCGTGATTTACGAAGGCGACGAAAAGCCAATTCACGAACGATGGAATAAGAAACTCAACCGTCCCCCGCAGGAGGTGAGGCGTGGCAAGTAGCGATTACACAACGCTCGATCAAGTTCGCGCATACGTCTACCAGTCGCAGGATGCCGACGAAGACGTGCTGGTGCGGATCGTTACGCGCGCGAGCAGGCTGTTCGATATGGCCGCTTCGCAGAGTGACGGATATTTCAGTAAGGGCAATCCCGGCCAAACTGCGACGCTGCGTTATTTCTGGGGAGATGGCACGGACTTTCTTAAAGTCGATCCGTACATGTCCGCAGTCGCGCCGACGGTGACAATGCCGACAGGGTTTGCGGAATTGAATTGGATCGCGCTCAATCCCTATGAACGCAACCGACAGAATACACCGGGTGAGTTTTTTTTGACGCGCAGGTACGGTGACAATTACTCGAGCTACCCTGCGTTGAATGAGCGGCGGGACTTCTTCTTTGCCGAGTTCAGCAACCAGGTGGATTACATCGGATGGCCTGCCGGTATCCGGGTTGGCGTCACCGCTAAATGGGGCTGGGATTCAGTACCGGCCGAGGTTGAGGAAGCCACACTCGAGATCGTTGCAAATATCTGGCGATCGAAGGATCAAGGCTTCGCGCGCGCGGTGGCCATTGATGGCGTGGCCGTGATCAATCAGCCGCTGACACCGAGAGCGCAGGCCGTAGCAGATAGCTATCGCGCAGGGCGTGGGATGTTCGCATAGGAGACAACGTGGCACGACGTGAAGACGACAACGGAGACGATGCAACGATGATTCCAGCAGGTGATCCAGAGATCGGTGATCTGTTACGGGCAATGATCGAAGGAGAGGAGGTGTTGAGTGAAACTGAGTGTAACGATTGATGGCCTCGAGCGATCGACGCGCGCGTTCAAAACGCTTGACGACTCCATCAAAGATTTTCGCGAGGTCTGGCCAGAGATCCGCATGTACTGGGTGCGCGCAAACGTCGAGCATTTTGAATCTGAGGGCGCGCGTGGTGGGCAGAAGTGGCAACCGCTATCAGCCAATTACGCGAAGTGGAAGGCAAAGAAGTATCCCGGCAAGCCAATACTTGTCCGGACTGGCCGCCTGTTTCGATCGCTGACGCTGGGTGGGTTTGGTGCTGACATTATCAACGATGAGCAGCCGCGATCGCTGACCCTCGGGACGGCTGTACCCTACGCAAAATATCATCAGCGTGGAACTTCACGACTGGCGCAGCGTCCAGTGTTCGCGCCGACTCAGAGAGACATTGACAGGATGGTCAGCCGCCTCTATCGCTTCGTGGAACGTGGCGCACGTGACGCAGGCTTTGCCACACGTGGCAGATCGCGCACGACACCGGGGGCCGCATAATGGCATACACGACTACCAGGTATTCGGCGCAGTTCCTGCACAGGCTCATCGACAACGTGCAAGCATACCTCGAGGCATCGACCGCGACCGCACTGGCAGAGATCGAAGCGGGGCTAACCAACTTTACCGATTACCGCACACCTACTCCGGTGGTGCTGAATTTCCCTGCTCTATTTGTGACGCCATCGTCAGAAGCACTTGAACAGAGTGACGACGACAGCCACATCCGGGGCCGGTGTGAGATGTTTATCGACATCGCCATCGACGGGAAAGACGCTTACACGATCCAGCGCACAATTCTCAAGTATATGCTGGCCGTCGATCGAGTATTGCGAACAATGACCGTTGCAGATCTTCTTGGGGCCAATACGACAGCCCTTGTCAGTGAGCCTATCTGGGAGGTCACTGAGCATCAATACGGGGTGCTACGGCAGGGCGACACAATGTACAGACTCGACGGTCGAATAGTTTTGGTTGTTCAAATGTTAGAACGCTAAGGAGCATAAGTTATGAACGCATACGAAAAAGCAAAATCAATGAACCTGCCGCCCCTGCCGTGGACTCACAAGGCTTTGGGCGAGGAGACATACTGCCGACTGGCAACGGAACTGGGTTATTTTGTCGCGGCTGCGGAACGGCGGGATTATCGGCCCGATCTCGATCCAACGCCATTTCTGGAGTTGGTTAAATCGAAGGAAAAAAAGTAAATGGCTGCATCAACAAAAAACTATAACGCAAATCAAATCATTCTCGGGCCGTCGGACATATGGCTTGACGTGGCTGTCCCGGCTGCATCGAGTCGAATGACGCTCGAAAGCGGTACACCTGAAACTACCGCAAACCCAAACGCAATCCACCTTGGAATGACCGCAGCCGGGACGACGTTTGAGTACGTCCCGGAGATTCAGGATTTCACTTCGGACGAGTTGACCGCGCCGCATATGTCCCGGATCATCAGCGAGAGCTGCACGATCAAGGGCGAATTTCTACAGGTGTTCAACTGGAATTTGCTGGAAAAAATGACCGTCGGCGGTACGAAGGGCGTAAATACAAACACGTCTACCGGATACGAAGAGCTGACGATGGGTGGACTCTCAACCGTTACAACGTACTCAATTGCGCTGATCGGTCAGGACATCAGCGGCAGTAACCAGTTTTGGGTCATTCAGCTTTACAAGACCTACAACAAGGCTGGTTTTAATTTTGCGGTCACCCGCAAAGATCAGAGCAAGGCCGCTTTTGAGTTTATGGGTCTCGCCGTCACCGGTCGCACCGTCGGCGACCAGATTGCCAACTTCTGGCATATGGGCGCGGCAAACAGTTAAGCGACACTGAGAGGCTACAGTGAAGGCAAACCAATATCGGAAGCAGGTACAGAAGGCAGAGTTGACGGGCAATATCACTCTGCCTTCTGGTGCCATTTTCAGAATGCGCCGTCCACCTCTCCACGTGTGGATGGCTGCGGGACGGATGCCACAGCATTTCTTAAGGGCAATGCTCGAACAGCAGAACGCCTCCCCAGGCTCTGCCGTAGCTATGACCGCAGATGAGACGCTCGAGGGGCTGCAATTTATTTCTGACTGCATTATCTATGCCTGCGTGGAGCCACGTGTGGCAATCGCACCGGAGTCTGAGGATGTACTGGCATTGTCAGAGATCGACCCAAACGACTTCCAATTCCTAACGCAGTGGGTGCAGAGCAACGCGCCGGGTGTGCCAGTTGCCACGCGTGGCGGGGAGGTTGAGACGGCACGTCTCGATCGGTTTCGCCAAAAGCGAGCAGGGGGAGGCTTTGTTGATGATCGCCCTGACAGCAAGTAAATTCGGGCGATTGCCGAGTGAATTGCTCGAGATCCGTGATAGTGCGATCGCGTTCGATTTTGATCATCTGGCGGCATTTAAGTTGCAGATATGGGAAGACGAGCGTACAGCGGCAATGTGGGGTGGCAGTGATAAGACCGAGGTGAGATTCGATGGCTCTAAATCGTGACCAGGTAGGCCTAACATTCCAGATCGACGTTGATGCAATGGACGCGCAGCAACAGCTGGCTCTATTTCGCGGTGTCGTCGAGGGTGTTGCGGCCGAAACTCGCGAGCAGTTCAACCGAATGGGAAGCCAGATCGGGACGACGTTCTCTGGCGCATCGAGGAGCCTTGCATCATTCAGAGACAACCTGGGCGAATCTGCCCGTGGTGAGCTGGTCGCGTTTACATCACAGTTTGGCCTGATTGGGGATGCCGTAGGCGGGATGATCCCGTCGCTATCCGGAGCTACGGCGGCATTTGCTGGCCTTGCTGGTGGAGCTATCGCACTTGGCGCAGCGTGGGCGTCAACTGCTGCGACGGCAATGGAGTATACCGGCAAAGTTGACGATCTTGCACAAGTAACCAATCTCACTACAGAGACGATTCAGTCTTTGCAGCTTGCCGCCACGCTGTCAGGTCAGTCTTTCGAAGACACGGCACAGACTGCCGTGATATTTCAGAAGCAAATGGAAGCGGCAAAGAATGGCAATGAGGAGCTTGCGGGAACATTTCGCGCACTTGGTATTGATCTCGAAGGGCCAGTTGATCAGGCATTTCGGCAAACGCTTGAAAAACTCGGACAGATCAATGATGGATCGTTGAAAACCGCAACCGCGCTGGATCTGTTCGGCAGGAGTGGGTCAAAGTTGCTCCCCGTGATGGATCAGGTAGGCGGATCATTCGATGGACTCATCGCCCGCGCGCGCGATTTGGGAATCGTTCTCAGTGAAGAGGACATCGCAAAAAGCAATGAATTTGCCGACAATATTGACATTCTTTCACTCAAGCTCAAAGGTCTCACTAACGACATTGGCGTTGGTTTGATAAGCGTATTAAATGATCTTGGTGACGCTTTTGCAGAAGCGTTTGACCCCGAGGCCGCTGATAAAATGGCGGCAAAACTGCAGCAAATCGAAAACACTAAGCGAGAGCAAGGGACAGTAGCAGCTGATGTTCGATCGCGACTTGAGGGCGTCGATACTGGCGCAAATGCACCAAGTGCGATGCAGATGGCACTTGAAGAGGCGCGACGTAAGGCAGCAAAAGACGCCAAAAAGAAGACAGGAGGTGGGGCAAAAGCTGTCACTGAGAAGACTGTCGCTCTACCCACTGACGACAGTGTGAAACGTGCTTATGACGCCTATCTACAGGCTGTGATCCGCGAGGAAGCACGGGCACAGGCTGCGCTTGATGCGGCACGGCTGGCGGCAATCGACGATGAGCAGGCACGACTCGAAGAGATTCTCCGGCGGCAGTCTGAGCAGCTTGAAGCGGCGCGTGTCGATGCCGCGGCAAACGCTTTCAATTTGGCGACAAGCAAAATGTATGCGCTGCGCGTGGCCGCTCTCGATCAGGAGCGAGCCATCACGCTTGCCAAGATCGACGAGCTAAACGCTGCGAGAGATGCGAAGCTCGAGGCGCAATACGCAAAAGAGATTGAGGATTACCGCACAGCGCAAAATCGAAAGCTCGATGAAATAGCAGATGCTTTGAACCGAGAGCAGGAGCTGATTGACGCGGCAGACGCGCGCAAACGCGCAGCGCAAGAGGCCGACGCATCGTCACCGCTGAATATTTTTGGCGCAGCCGGTCAGGAAGCCGCCGACCGGGGCGCGGGGATCTTCGGCCAGCTCGGAGCCAGTGCGAATGCAGCGTTGACCCAAGTTCGAAAAAACATGGGAGACTTCGGGACGATGATGGTCGATGTATTTTCAGGCGTAGCCAGTGGCCTGCAGAATATGCTTCAAGGCTTCATTATGACTGGCAAGATCGGCGGTCAGGCGTTCAAGGCGATGGCCGCGCAGATCATCAGTGCGCTCGTAGCACAGTCAGCCGTCAAAGCGATCTTCCATTTAGCTGAAGGCTTTGCAGCTATGGCCCGATACGACTTCACATCAGCAACGCAGAATTTTACGGCGGCTAAAATGTACGGTGTCGTGGCTGGTGTGGCTGCGGCGGCGGCAGTCGGGATGTCAGCGATCGGGCCGGGGGGCGGTAGCGGTGGCGGTCAGTTCCTCACCGAGAATCGCGGCGGTGGTGGCTCTGTTATGCGCGAGCAGGGATCGAGGCGCAACGAACCACAGGTAATTATCATCCGTGCGGAGACTGAGCCAGGCGTGGTCGTATCAAAAATCGTACAGGATTACAAATCAAACGGCGAAATGCGCGGCGTCTTACGTCGCGATCTTTTAGGAGAATACTAAAATGGCAAATGCCCTATATCCGAAATTCAAAGAGGCTTTGTTGAATCAGGCCGCTGGTACAGCTGCAATCAATCTATCAAGTGATACCAGTATCAAAGTGGCGTTGGTGAACATCAGCGGCAGTACGAACGCATACACATACAGCTCATCGCACCAGTACTTCAGCAGTGTTTCAACGAATTCAGTGGCAGTTGTCGGCACGTCTGGCGCGCTGGGAAATAGAACGGTAACGAACGGCGTGTTCGATGCGGATGACGTAACTGTTACGGGAGTCAGTGGCACAAACGTCATCGGCGCACTCGTCATCTACAAGGACACCGGCACGGCGGCGAGCTCCCCATTGATCGCCTTCCTCGACAGCGGTACGGGATTGTCGATCACGCCAAACGGCGGAAGCGTCACTGTGTCGTGGGATAGCGGAGCCAATCGAATTTTTGCGCTGTAAATGAAACCATCACCCATCAAATACTGGTTGGCCTTCACGCCTCAATGGTTTAAGCGGCATCAAGGCGAGCTGCTTTGGCTGGCCAATCATCGGTGGTTGAGTGGCGTGTTCCGTCGTCGGCTGAATCTCCGGCCTGATATGCGCGTGGTATCGATCACGCCTGATGCCGTAAATTATGCGTCAGATGGCCCTGAGTGCGTTTTGATAGCGTACCCTGGGCCAGTCGTGGCAATGGATATTTACTGCGCGTTTAAGCCGCTATGGTGGGCTATCCACTACTGGGACGAGTTGATAGCAGATCGCTATTTGCCCGAACTGTCCTATGGCTTTGACACCCTGACGGGGAACACGCAAACAAGCGGCCAGTATTTCGATGGAGCAATTCAAGGCTCATCGACGTCCTATTCAGACGCATCTACGCTGACAGGTTCTGTTTCTGCGCTTTATCCCACTGACGGGTCTGAGCTGGGTTTGGAGTGGTCGAAAGTAGGCGGAGTCGGCGGTAATTTTTTTCTGAGTAAGTTATATTTCAAGTTTAATTTAACCAGTGTCACCGGAACCGTATTAACGTCTGCGACTGTGTTTTCGATTGGTGCGGTAAACGAAAAAGCAGAGAACATTACGGGCGTTCAAATTTTGCTGAGAGAAGCGCAAATAGGCGACTCCGACACGGCATTTGTTACGGGCAATAGTGGCGACTGGACGAAAATTCAACCAACCACATTTGCTTATTTGACGAGTCAAACAACAAGTTTATATCCGACCAGTAACCCATTTGTTTATTACAACCCAGACACGGACAGCAATAATTTATTCACGTTTAGCGAAACTGGCAGGCTGCATGTAACTTCTAAAATTGGCTCAGTTTTGAAAC